AGGTGGTCGGCGTCGACGAGGTCGGCTGGACTCAGAACTGGGTGCGGTCGGTGCTCGTCGAGCGACTCAACCTGCCCGTAGAGGCCCGCAGCCAAGCGCTGAAAGAGCAGGCACCGGCATGGTCGACGTTCGTGGCACTCCTGCGGCAGAAGGCGCTGCGCTACCACGATGACCCGGTGCTGCTGCACCAGTTGCGGCACGCCGAGACCAAGACCTACGACGGCGGGCTGACGAAGCTCTACAAGCGGGACGGGCAGAACATCGACGCCCTTGTTGCAGCATGTAACGCAGCTCGGCTTTACGAGCTGCGCGGGCGGTCAAACCAGTGGGTTGCAGCCAGTGGCATCATGACCATATGATGTCGGTGCTGGTGAAAACCAGCCGGAGCGCCAGCGCGATCAGGAACTATGTGTTCCTGATTCGCTGAGAACCGAGCCCGTGCGCTGCTACCCGTAAGGAACGACGGGGACCCCTAACCGAATCCGCCCCGCTCATCACGGGGCGGTTTCGTTTTTGGGCTGGTCATCCGCCACCTAGCGGACGGCGCAACTATTTCGACAATGTGACAAAAAATGTCACAGTTTGCTATTGACAGAAAAGGCGCACACTCAAAATGAGTGAGGCGTGAGCCTGCTATCACGCCTGCGGCGCTATTTCATCGGCGGCTTTGACGCCTCCATGCTTGTCGACTCCTCAAGCGTCGGCGACGTTGAGGCGCTGCCAGGGGTGCAACGAGCCATTGAGGGCGTTGCAAGCATGCTTGCAAGCGTGTCGATTTGCACCTACGACGCGCAAGACCAAGAAACCTACCCAGCCGCCATGAGCCTGCTAACCGGCAGGGCTACCGAAATGGTCAACGGCTGGGATTTGCGCCGGTGGCTAGTTACCGAAGCTTTCACGCAGGGCAACTCATACGCCTACCTAGCCCGCACATACAGCGGCGAGGTAGCCGAAATCATCCCGATTGACCGTGGGCGTATCACTATTAATTGGGCCAGCGACCCCTACCAGTATTTGCTAGACGGTCAAGCAGTCCCATCAGCTGACCTAATCCACGTGAAATCAGGATACAGCCGGTGGGCGTTCATTGGCGAAAGCCCTTTGGACAAGTGCCGAACGCAGCTTGAGCTGATTGCCAACCTTGATCAGTGGGCTGCCACGATGGCTGCGACGGGCACCACTCGTCGGCTGGCGTTCAAGTTCCCAACGCCAATCAGCGAGCAGGCTAAGCAGTCCATTTTGTTGGCGTGGAAGGCCAAGCACCAACGCAGCCACGGGGCTGGCGAACCGCTCATCATCGACGGCGGCGGCAGCATCGAGGGCGTCAGCGGTTCCGATGACCTATCCGCTCTGACCAACGCCAGGACGGCTGCCATGGGCGAAATCGCCCGTGCACTGAACATCCCGCTCTCGTTCTTGGCTGCGACAGAAAGTGGCACACAGGTCACGCTCGACGCGCAGCGGGCGCTCGTCGATCAGACTCTTCGCCCCTGGGCGCGGCGCATTGAGGCCGAACTGATGGCGAAACTGCTGCCCGGCTACCGCGTCGAGCACGACCTGCAGGAACTGCTCCGCGGCACGATGAAGGACACCGCCAAGGAACTGTCCAAACTCGTCATGGGCGGCATTCTGACCCCCAACGACGCCCGGTGGTTCATCGGCATGCAGCCGGTCAAGGACCCGATGGCTGACGAACTCATGCAGCGCCTAGACACGGCAGCCGGTCAGGCTGAAGTGAACGGGGACCGCGAGGACGAGGAAAGCGAGAGTCCTGATGCAGATTGACCGTCGCAGCTTTGAGTGCCGCGCTGAAGTTGACGGCAACACCGTCACCGGTCTGGCTATTCCGTATGAAACCGACAGTCAGCCGCTGCCGTTCATTGAAACGATCCAGCGGGGGGCATTTGCCGAGGACATCGGCAAGCGCAACGTTGCCATGTTGGTGGAGCACGACGGTGGGCGAGTGCTCGCCGACACGCGCAGCGGCACGCTCGTGCTCGAGGAGGGCGAGCGCGGCGTGTCGTTCCGGGCGCACCTGCCCGATACGCGCGACGGCCGGGACATGCGTGTCCTGATGCGCGACGGGATCTATCAGCACATGTCGTTTGGGTTTGTCGCTGAAAAGGACGAGTGGAAGGGCAACCGCCGCAACGTCCTGAGCGCTCGCCTTTACGAAATCAGTCTTGTTCACACGCCCGCCTATGAGGCGACCGCGGCCGCGGTACGGGCGTTCTCACACCACACCGACCTCGTTGGTCGGTTCTTGCGGCTGCGGCTAGGAGAACTGAAGAATGAATCGTGATGCATTGAATGAAAAGCGTGCGCAGCTCGTTGCTGCGTGCGAGGAATACGCCACCGTCGCTACGCCGGACGCTGTCCGTGCGTTCGACCTGGCGGAGGAAGAAATTCGCGGCATTGACGCGCAGCTTGAGGGCATGGCCGTGCGCGGCCGCCTCGACGCCATCAAGGCCAAGAACGGCCAAGTCGTGGCTCGCCCCGAGAACCGCGGCGGCGGAAACGATGCCGAACTGGCGCGTTTCTTTGCGACTCGCGGCCGTGAGGGTTCCGGCAACATGGAACTCCGCACGACCCTGACGGTCGGCACTGCTGCGACCGCAGGCAACTCTGTCCCGCAATCCATCATGACTGGCGAGTTTGTCAAGTGGCTCGACTGGGGCAACCCGGTGCGCACGCTGGCAACTAAGCAGACCGTGCCGAGCAATCTGCGCCTTCCCGTCATCAACAATCGCACTGTGGTGACTGCAACCAACGAAACGGACACCTACGCCGAGTCGAATTTCACCACCACCCTCAAGACCTTCGGCGCGTGGAAGGCGACTGCGACTACCCCAGTTACTGAGGAGCTGCTGTTTGATTCGGCTATCGATGTCGCGGCCGAGGTGGTCGCAGACCACGCTCGTGCTCACGGCAAGTACCGCGAGCAAAAGTACGCTGCGGGTCCAGGCACGACCGCGGAAACGGGCATTTTCACTTCCGACACCAACTGGCAGTACCTGGTAAAGACCGGAAGTCTCACCGTTGCGCCTGACTTCGATGACTGCATTTCTCTTTACACCCAAATGCCGACGGCTTACGCACAGAACGGCAGTTGGCTGATGTCCCCAGGCATGTGGGGCTTGCTGTTGCAGACGAAGGCAACAGGCAGCGGCAACTACCTGTACGACGGCATGAACGGCATGATGGTGCAGAACGGTGCGGCAGGCATGCTGATGGGCCGCCCTGTGTACCTAACTGAGTTCGCGCAGGACTACTTGTCGGGCACTGGCCGCAACCTGATTTGGTTTGGTGACCTGAGCCGCGGCTACCGCATCGTGGATCGCAAGGACGTCACGTTTGTTGTCGATCCCTACAGCGGCAGCAACGCCGGAATTACCCATTTCCGCAGCTCGATGCGGTCCGATGCGCAGATCGTCGACATTCGCGCTGGTGGCCTGATCGCCAACAAGGTCTGATCTTCCCAACACTTGACCCCGGGCGGCTAGGGGGAAACCTCCTAGCCGCCTTTTCAATGCCAGCCCTTACGACTAGCGACGTTAAGACGCACCTGCGCGTGTTCCACACGCAGGACGACACCTACATCGGCACTGTGCTGCTGCCTGCCGCCCGCGAAACGGTCGAGCGCACCACAGGCCTTTCGGTGCAGGAGCTCGAGCGGACCTACACCGTGTCCGAGGAGGGCGACGTCTGGATCGTGCTGCCCATTCAGCCGGTGAACACGGCCGGGGCGTTGCAGATGGTCTACACGGACGACGACGATGTCGTGCAGACCGTCACGCCGGAGAAGCACTGGGACGGCGAGCGTCTAGCCGTCTTGGTCGACGAGGAATACACCCGGCCAGTCACGATCAACTGGACCACGCTGGTCGGCGACCACTACATCAACATGCTCGTCCTGCAGCTGTGCGCCCGCCTGTACGCCGACCGCGGCGACAGCACCGGAGCCATCGAGGGCAAGGCCCAGCAGATGCTGCTCGCCATGCTCAAGGAAAGGGCCATCGCATGACCCCTCGAGGCATGTTCCGGCACGAAATGGCGGTGCAGAACTACACCGCCTCGGTCGATTCCTACGGTCAGGCCACCAAGACCTGGTCGACCGCCACGACCGTGCTGGGCTACATCGAGAACGCCGACGGCCGCAGCATCGACTCGGTCGACGTCACCCGCGGCCAGAGCGCCTACCGCATCGTCATCCCATGGATCGACTCGGTCACGATCAAGAGCCGAATCCTGCTGAGAGAGACCGGCAAAACCGACCGGACGCTGGAACTAACTGGCGTGGTCGATCCTGACCTGCGGCGCATGGAGCTGCACATCGAGGCGCTCGAGGTGACGGCATGAGTTTCCGACGCGGCCAGACGTTCAACACGCCGGAGCACCTGCGCAATTACCAGCGATTTATGCAGCGGCAGGTGAACGCAGGCCAAACGCTGGGCGTCTACCGCGCCGGTGCCAGCGCTAGGGCGTCAGAACAGTTCCTTCGGGCCGAACGGGTGTTTGCTGAGCTGCCGGATCGAGTTAGCCGCAACCTGTACAAGCAGCTGCTGCGGCGAAGCCTGAAGCGCCTCACTATTACCTACAAAACTAACTGGCGCACGCATGGCGCTACCTTTCCGTCCTATGGTGCGCAGCCGAGTTTGCGCAAAGCATCTAGCGCCGTGATCCAGTCGCTGGCCGACACTCGAGGGTTAAAAACCACCGCTAAGGCTGGGTTCCACTACAAGCGCAATCCGCGTAGCCGCGTCGCTCCAATCGTCGACGCCAGGCCGGGATGGGGCATTAGGAAACGGACTGCGGGCCAGTTCCCAACGCGCGTGTTGCAGGAGGACCTCGCCACCGTCATTGAGCAGCAATTTGACGACCTCGTCCGCAAGGCGCGGCTGAAAGCGAGGAAGTCATGAGCATTGAAACCGCTCTACGCCGACGCCTGAGCGACGATGCTGCGGTTAGCTCGCTGGTCAGCACGCGCATTAGCCCGGAGTGGCGGCGCGAGGGCACAGCGCTGCCTGCAATCGTCTACAGCGTCGACAGCCGCGCACCAGTGCGAACGCTGGCTGGCATTACAACCCTAGCTGAGTTCTCCGTAGCCGTCGACTGCATCGCTGCAACCATGTCAGGCGCTCGAGCGCTGGCAGCTGTTGTGTCGGACGTCCTCAACGACAATACGTCTTACGGGACGGTCGACGGCACGAAGATCAGCTGGTCCGCCACCGACGGCGAGGACGTCGAGCGCATGGACGATCAAGAGGGAACCGACGACGGCCCGCGTGTGGTCCGTCAAACGTACCGCATTTGGGCAACAGGAGGCTAAGACATGGCAGTCATCAGCAACGGAACAACGATCAGCTTCGCCGGCACGGCCGTCGATGCCACCGACATCAGCATCAACGCCTCAAGCACGGCAATCGATGCGACAGCGTTAAACGGCACACTGTCGGTGGCAATTCAAGGGCGGCCGACGGTCACCGGCTCGGCGACGATCCACATGGACAACGCAACGGCGCTGCTCTTGGCGCTGAAGTTCGCAGGTGCAACGCCGACTACATCTGCCATTACGGTCGCCATCGCTGCGACTGGCGGTGCCCAGGGCGGCGTCGACTTCAGCGGCTCGGCGATCATCACCGGCTACAACCCGTCGTGGTCGAACGACGCCGTGCAGTCTGCGTCGGTTTCGTGGCAGTACACTGGCGAAATTACTGTCGGGCGTGCGTGATGTGGCGGGTTTTTACTGACGAGGCGCTGGCCGGGCACCCGGCACTGCTCGAGGTCCGGCCGCTTACGGTCGGCGAGTGGCGCAAACTTGAGCAGCTCGACGAGGACGCCAAGCAGACGTTTGTCCTTGAAAACTGCACCCGGATCGAGGGCGTGCCCGGCGGCAACAGCCTAGACGTTCACGTTGCCACGGCGCTCATGCGGGGGGTCATGGCAAACCCTTGGTGTGGACCGCAGAAGACCGCATAGAGCACCTTCTAGCGGTCCTGGCGTACCGGCTGACTGGGCAGCCGGAAAAGGTGGTGGAGCCTTGGCGCAAGCCGCGCCAGGCTGATTGGATGGCGACCCTAGGAAAGGTGGCGGTATGGCGAAGCTCGGACTTTCAATCGGAATCGACGCCGACGTAACTGGCCTGCGCAAGGCAGGCCAGCAGGTCACTGGCGAACTTGAGAAGCTGCGCGGGATAGCAAACCGTATTAGCGGCTCGGTTAGCGCGGCCATGGCCATGCCGATGATGGGATTCATCACCAGCGTCATGCAGGCAAATGCGGAGGCCCGCAAGGTTCGTGATGAACTGATGTTTCCGTTCTCGCACAAAATGCATGAGGCGCAAATCGGAGCCGACCTGCGCAAAATGCAGGTAGGCCAGCGCATGGTGGCGGCCGGAATGGACGAACCTGCTGCCCGCTCAGTTACGGCTAAAGCAGAGGAGGAAATAATGACCGGGCTGATGGCGCAGGGTCCGTCAACCTTAGTGGGACGTTCGCTAACGTCATTTATGACCGATCCGAGCAAATTTATGTCCAACTTGGTCCGAGCAGCCGAAGGCGGTGCAGAAGCGCGCGCCGGCCAATTGTCGGAACTGTTTAGCGGGAACATAATGGGCGCCCTTGGCTTTGGCGGAATGTCGGACGAAAATCAAGCTAGGGTAGACCTTGGGCAAGCCCGCCAAGCCGCTGCATCAGCCATAGCAACGCAGGATATTCAGTCGTTTGAGGGTCTGCGCATGCAGCTTGAGCGCCAGACCTACGCGCTGCTTGCAATTGAGCAAAACACAAAGGGGACGCGGTAATGGCTTGGGCAATCCAACGGCTTCACAGCAATCAGAGCTTTAGCATCGGCGTGGAGCCTGCCGAAGCGGTGCTGCGCACGCAGTTCATGGTGCTGCAAACCGATCTAAACCATGACGGGTCAGCCGAGGACGGCTGGAACATTTGGAGCTACATCAAGGCGCAAGCGGCACCCTTTACTGCCATTGAGTCTATTGGCATGCGCCTAGCTGTCCAAGCAGTCGATAGCGGCCTAGCGCAAATGATCGTAACCGACATTGATGTGGCAGCGCACCCCAACAAGAACAATTGCTACATCGTCACGCAGACTGCAAAGGCGGTGCTTGTCGGGGAGTCGCCGTACCGCGGACTAAAAATTACCTATCAAAGCAACAGCCGGAACGTTGCGCAGTACATTCGGCCGAAAGCCGGTTTTACAAACGGGTCACCACCCGGATCGTTCCCCTTGGCGGGCAACGTCACATGGCCGCCAGGAACATTAATCAGCAACGGCCTCGGTACTAACGTGATGGGCAACCCCATTCAGTATGCGGTGCGTCAACGCATCATTAGGCTAGAGTTTTTGGTTCATGAACCTGCCACGGGCATCGGATACACCAACGTTCCAGTCAATCCCCTGCAGTACATTAACAAGCGCAACAGCGACAACTTTCTCGGCGCGGTGCCAGGACAAATTCTGTTTCAGTCGTACGAGGAGCGCTACGTATCAGACCAAATAAAAATGGACGTTTACACGTTCGTCGATGATGAGTGGTTTCACCTAGAGCAGATAGCGTTGCGCAACCCGGCCGACGGATCAATTTGGAACGACGGCAGCCAGTCGCTCGGCGGCAGCACGGTCAAAGTCACGGGCCGAGTTGTGTGGTTTCAGCCGTACGAGTCAACGGCGGCGTTTGCCACGGCAGGCAACATCCTGCCTACTGAAATTCTTAGCCTGGCGTCCGCGCCAGCACCGGCATGGGTATGACTGTTTTCCTGCAACCATCTGTTTACGGGCCTACTGGCGTGTCCTCGGACACGCAAAACGCGCTTGTGTCTGCTGCGCAGTTCATCAACGCAAACCGCTCGCAGCTTGAGGCGCTGCTGGTCGCTCCGGGCGTCACCCGTCAATGGCATGCCATGCAGGTCGTCGGGTCAACGTCCATATCGGCCAACCGTTGGGAATACACGCTGCGTAAGGCCCAGCCAACGGCTACGCCGACCAGTTTGACGACCGTTGGCCTGACGGAACTGACCGAGGTAACCGCCTACAACTTGGCTGAGTACGGCAACACGGCAGCGACAGCAGCCGGTGGCGTCAACGCGGGCCGGGCCAACGCCCTGGGCTTTCAGCTGCTCAAGGTGCCTGACGATGCTTTTGTACATGCATTTTTAATGTACCGGTCTGACGGGCAATCTGTGGCGTTGTTTGAGCGGATGAACGCATGGGACGGCGAGTGCGTTGCGGCCCTCATAAGTTCTGTCGACGGGGGGACGTACTGATGTCCGACCAAATACGATTCAAGCGGTCAAGCACCGCAGCTGCTGTTCCGGTTGTCGGCCAACTCGTCCAGGGCGAGCCAGCGATTAACACCACAGACGGCAAACTTTTTGCAGAGGACACGGCCGGAGCGGCAGTGTTTAGCTGGTCTAACGATGCTGCTGCGGCGATCACAGGGGGCACCGTCAATGGGGCAACAGTCGGCGCAACAACAGCTGCGAGCGGGCGATTTACGACAATTACAGGCACCAGTACGACGGCCAGCACTTCTAGCACAACAGGTGCGCTTATCGTTGCGGGCGGGGCAGGAATCGCAAACGACGTTTTTGTAAACGGTATCCGATGTGGTCGCGGGAACACGGGCGTAGTCCACAACGTGGTGCTTGGCGTAGACGCTGGCCGCGTTCTCAACGCCAGTTCTAACGGCAATTTGCTGCTTGGCTATCAGGTCGGCTACTTTGCTACGAGCGGCCAACTGAACGTGGGCATCGGGAAGGATGCGCTCGGCTCTGTAACTAGCGGGTCGAGCAATATGGGTATCGGCGCTCGGGCCGTCGGCAGTAGCAGCACAGCCAATCACAACGTGGGGGTCGGAACAGAAGCTTTAGAATTAGCCACCGGCGGTTTAAACGTCGGTATCGGCGGATTTGCAGGCAAAAACCTAGGAGCGGTTTCGTATAACACCTGCATTGGTTTTGAGGCTGCTCGCTATCACGCAAACGGCAGCACCGCGCTAACTGGTGCTTCATCAAGCACCTATATCGGCGCACGATGCCGGGGCAACAACAACAGCGACAGCAACAGCATCGTGGTCGGTGCTGATGCCATCGGGGACGGCGCGAACACGACGGTACTAGGAACGTCATCGACCACGCAGACGAAACTGCACGGGACCGCAACGAGCGTCGGCATCATTAGCGGCGACCGTCTGCGAATCGCAAACGCGAAAACCCCTGCGACGAGCGGTGCGGCTGGTACAGCAGGGGAGATCTGCTGGGACGCGAACTATCTCTACATCTGCATCGCGGCGAATACCTGGAGGCGCGTGGCCCACGCGACGTTCTGATGGATCACGAACGCTACATATCGATGCTGCGACTCGGAATGGACCAAAATGCCGAGGTAATGGATCTGCCGATAGACGCTGAAGATCGGTCGGGGCGGATCGAGCGGGCCGTATCTCACATCGACTTTATGCTGCTCGATCCCAACCTCATCGCCAACAGCACCGACGGCGAGCGGTCGGCGTGGCTGGCGGCGGCGGATAGGGGCCGAGCATGAGATGGGCCGTGCTGCTGGTACTGCTCGCAAGCTGCGCAGGCCCGTCTGAACGCATCGCGTCCAACACAACCGAGGTTCGCAGGCTGGCGCACTCAAGCGGCCAACGGTTTGAGCGCATCGCGGTCGAGGCCGACGCGACCCGGCCAAGCTTGCCGATCATCAAGGACCAAGCCATAGCCGGTCAGGGCGAGCAAGCGCGTATCCTGGACGCTGTGGACATGATCTACATGGCGCTGACGGGCGTGGAGGACCAGGTGCCCTGGTGGGTGGCCCCTCTCGTCTGGGTTTGCATCGCCCTGGCTGTGCTCGGCGTGGCGTTTCTGATTTGGCACACGGGCGTCGGCAAGTTCATCAAGGAATGGCTTGGCATCGTGACACCGACCGAGCGCAGGGCTGCTGAACTGACGGCCAGCCTTATTGACCTGACCCCAGACCAAGCGGTGGCGGCCGTCGCCGAGCTGCGCCGAGCCGATAAAACCTTTGACGCGGCATTCCGGCGTGCCGCGCCGATTCGCACATCCAGCCGGTCAAGGAAGCGCAAACTATGACACTTGCTTCGTTCTCATCGTTTCTCGGTTCGGTTTGGTTTGGTCTGATGCTTGGCCTGCTTGGCATTGGCGTCGGCGTTTGGCTGGCTAAGACCAAGAAGGTCTAAATGCTAACTCGGTCGTGCTGCTGCGGCGGGTGTTTCGACATCGACGATTGTCCATTGCCGTATGGTGGTCTGGGTGATTTCACCTACACCACCACCATCGAAATCGGCCAGCTGCTCGGCACGTTTGCTAACTACGCATACACGGCGCTAACTGACAATCCAACGATGGAAACGTCGGCGTGTTACGTCTTTGGCAACCAGCGTAATAAGTGCTGCGTTACTGGTCCGTCCTGCACCTATCCAACGGACACCCTAGTTGACAAGTATTTTGACGTCATGGCTTTGACCAGCATCGACGTCGAGCGCACCTATTTTCCATGTTTCTACGTTGTGCGTCGCCCTGATTCACTGCCGCGCATCGTCAAAACGGTCAGGTGCGGCATACCCAAGACAGTCACAAATGTTGGATGTGCCGACACATTCCCGGTGCAGTGCAGCGACCTGTTCCCAGACTGCTACCAAGGCCCAGCGCCAAACTATCTAACCCAGTTGTACTCGTTCGAAAGTTCCTACGCGCTGCGGCAGTCCGACAGTCAACTTTGCGGCGATCTTAACTATGTGATCGAAGACAAATACGAGTTTGACCCACTCATCAAGGGTGGCGGCAATGTTCGCATGCGTCGGAACGGTCAAACAACGTTCACGGTCGATCAAACGTCCGGCACCGGATTGTCGAACTTGACATATCTGCACCGGACCAACATTTGCGCAGGGGGCACGACAGGCGAATGCGGCCCATGCACGCTGGGCGGACTTGGGGGGACGCCATGCGCTACTGGACGATGCTGCTGCCGCAGTTACCTCGACGTCAGCATCGCAATTCGGCGGCCGTATCGGCTGATTTCCTATGTCTGGTCGGCTCCTGCTAATGGATTCGTCCAGTCACTTGGTCCAACGTTGTACGAGGATCAAACGTTGCGGCTGATCTATGAGGGTCCAGTAGACGAACGCCTGTACAGGACAACGGGAGGAGCTGCACAACGAACGTTCACGCTGCTGACCGGCTCAATCACGGGAACGTTTGCCCTAACCGCGCCCAACGGATTCGACGTTACGACCCTCAATTATTGCCCGTTCGACGTCAACGGTCTACCGGGTCAATTGGGCGGATCGACAACGAACACGACGGTCAACACGACGACCATTAGCGACGAGTGCCAGCCCTGTCTAGTTGTTCCCGGCCCGACACCTGACTGGCTGCCCCTCGAGGCGCTCGAAGCGCACAACATCACACGCACCATTATCGTGACGAGGACTACCCCGTGAAATGGCAGCAGGACCGAAGCGGCAACATTGAGGTAGACGGCAAGCCGTCGGTCGGCGACATCATCCGCGGTGCGGTTGGCGTCGCCAAGGCGGCTACCGGCATCGGCGCAGCTAGCCAGGCTGACTACCGCGCTCGATGGGCAATTTGCACGGCCTGCGACCAGCACGACGCTGGTCGGTGCATTACCTGCGGCTGCTTTACTGGCGCGAAAGTGCGCGTAGCCCGAGAGTCATGCCCAGTCGGCAAGTGGGTGGCCGTCGAGGCGGTCACGACCGAGGGCCGTGCGTGCTGCGGAAAAGGCGGAAACTTAGATAATCCGAGCGCGGACCTATAGACAGGTGCAAAGAGTGTCGATATGAATGAATAACCAAGGTCCACACCCTTGGTAACTAGGGTCAAGTGCAACGTCCAATTCCCGCGATTTCGGCGCTAAATCGCGTCCGGTAATATGTGTTAAGTCAAGCAATAACAAGGGTTTGCGTGACTTATCACAGAAGCCGGACCTTACACGCGGACGTTGGATTTGACTCCTGTGGGCGGCATTACGGGCCGTCTGCACATTCTCCGTTGTGTGGTTTGGAGTCAAGACATGGAACGTCCCGAACCGTCCGAACTGGCCGACGATGGCCTGCCGCTGTCCGACATTGATCCGCTGACTGGCTGGATGTACGGGGAGGTGGGGGCATGAACACCAGCACCACCATCGGCGCAATCTCCAAGGCGCTTGCAGCTGCGCAGCGCGAAATCGGGGTGGCCCACAAGGACGCCACCAACCCACACTTTCGGTCCAAGTACGCCGACCTTCAAGCCATCGACGAGGCTTGTCGGCCAATCCTGTCAAAGCACGGCATTGCAATCACGCAGGCAGCGGGGTACCTCGAAGGGTTCGCGGCAGTCACGACCCGTCTGATGCACTGTGACGGCGAGTGGGTCGAGGCCACGCTGCACATTCCTGTGTCCAAGCACGACGCCCAGGGCGTCGGCAGTGCCCTGACCTATGCGCGTCGTTTCGGCTTGTCTGCTTTGGCCGCCGTTCCGGCTGGCATCGACGACGACGGAGAAGCGGCGGTAGGGCGGGGGGCTCCACGCGGCGACGTAGCCGTGCCCCCGCCCGCCACCGTCATCCCCTTTGACCCGCCTG